CAGGATTTAAAACAGATGGTCGCATGGGCGATCTCAATCACCGATGTAACCCAAACAAGGCAACACCGAAGCACGACAAATACAAAGGAGCGTCAGCGGCATGGGCGATTGAGTTCCCCGGTGTGCCAGAGTTGCACTACTGGGGAAGTAGCCGAGAAACCTACCGCCGATTAAATGCGGCTGGCTGGAAATTTTCAAGCCGCTATGGTTGGCGAAAAGGCTAAGTTATCTCTACGCTAATCAGGATTAGCGTAGAGACAATAGATACAGTCAGGTAGGAAGAGATGACAGAGAAAAGATTAAAACGAAAATACAGAATTAACGGTTTGACACCAAAGCAGCAGGAGTGGCTACAAAAATACGAATTCGCAACTATGTTGGAACCTTTGGGGCTAGAAGAACTGGCTGCAAAACCAGAAAGTTTTGATAGTTGGGAGAAATTGAACATTGAGCACTTTGAGGATTTTGCATCCGAAGCCTCGCACACGATAAGTGTTGACGTACCATACGCCGATTCAGATTTCGGGTGGAAAGAACCTTTTCGCTGCTCAGAATGCGGAATGGTACACGACCCCGGCGGCAACACTTGTTGTAGCCTGTAATTATCTCGAAGATAACAATCCTTAGCATCGAGGGCAGGTACAGGGTTAATCCTGTACCTGCCCTTTTTTTGTTCTACGATTAGAACAAGAGATTAGAGATTTTATACGAAATAGATAAACCTATTGACAAAACCTATCGTTAGGTTTACACTGATCGCATAGACAGGCTGACACGAGATTCAGGGGAGAATCAAAATGGTAAAGGCAACGATTTACGGGAAAGACGAAATCATCGTAGTGAATGGCAAGTCCACACTTGGTAAGTATAAGTTCGACGGTGAAAAGTTGATTGGCGTAGCCGGACGCACAATTTCGTTTACCAGCAGCGATAAGGTTGAAGCAATCGCCAAAGCTATCAATGAATATGTTCCTGATTCGTATGTGACGAAGTTTGGCGGCGAGATGACTGAAGATGATCGCATGTTGGGCGGCTGGGAGTTTTCAGGCGTTGTGAATGATGCTCACGGCAAGTATACGAGACGCACGAAGGGCACGGGCGGTATTGAGGTCATTTTAAAGGATTGACATGAATCACTCTATTAAAATCGGCAAGGCGCAAGCTATTTCGCAAATGGGTAATCATCCACAAACGTGGAGCACAATCATTAATGTTATACCGGCAAGCGTAATTGAAAAACTGAATGCTAGAGATATCGCAACGCTTGTTGATAGCATCCGCAATTCATACCTCGTAGGGTATAGTAAAGGTGCAAAAGAGGCAGCATCAGAACTGGGGCGCATCACATCAGACAAGAAATCTGCATCCTCTCGTGAGAACGGGAAGAAGGGCGGCAGACCACGGAAAAATGACACTTAACACATAATTCCCGAACGCCAGCCAAAACGGTTGGCGTTTTTTTCGCTTAACCCTACCCTTCCTTCGCCAGCTTCACAGCCGCTTCAAATGCACTACTCGCGCCAATCTTCTCGCGAATCGAGCGCACATGGTTATAGACCGTGCGCCGACTGATCACGAGGTCAGTCGCAATTCGACATTGTTTTGTACCATTCGCCAACCGTTCAGCGACTTCCCGTTCTCGTCTTGTTAGTTTGCTCATAAGTGTCTCGCAATTCGCAATTCGCAATTCGCTCACTCACACCCTCAACCAAACCCAACTTTCTAAACTTTCACATGCGTGGTCATTGCCATCAGCCGGTGCATCGTCGGCACCGTGTTTGCCGTCTGGGTAGCGATAACCGTTGGTAATTTCCCAAATCAGATTCTTACAGCGGCGATTAACCATGATAACTCGCCGATTCTTGCTATCGCAGATGAGCGCACGGGTCTTTTTAATCGCTGCAACTCTAGTTGACCTATCGCCGCTCTTCTTACCCAACCAGTTGCGAGCAGGGATATCAGCCTTTCGCAGCCTATCGCGCAACTGTGTAGCTTCATGGCTCACCGCCGCAATCTCTGGCAGCTTCCACCCACGCTCTTTGCACAGATCGATAATGTCCTCCACCGTCTCTTCTTCCAAAGTGCGCTGTTGGTAAAGCTCATCGAAGACGAGAATATGCGTGCCCTTGTTTTGGATGAAGAGTGTGGCGCGGGGATCAGGGTTGTATCCATCATCAATCGCCAACTCTATCGGTCGCTCTGGGTCTGGCTCTTCGTCGGTCAGATTCCCTTCATTGAAAGCGGAGAACACTAACCCCTCGACGCTCGCAAACCAATCAAATAGCGAATTTCTGGTTGCTTCATCCAAATGACTCAGCGATGATAGATACTCTTCCTTGTCCAAGTGCGGATTGTCATCCAATCCGCTCGGCACAAAGATCACGTTCTTCGGGCGATGCAAAACAAAGTGATTTTTCACCCACTGCCCATCTGCCGTTGTCGGTGGATTGCCTGCACTGCGCATCCTGAGCGGCACCACCGAGCCAGTCAAACGACGAAGGCGACTAAAGAGATATCGATACTGCGTCTCAACGAACTGGCTCACCTCATCAAAGCCCACGAACTGGAATTCACTACCCTGGTAGCGATACTTGTCGTTCTCATTATCCAGGTAGCCGAAGGTCAGCGTCGCGCCGCTTGGGAATCGCCAAATCTTGCGTTGCTCATTCCATACAGCATCAGTGCCAGCCAACCATGACCGGGCACGGTCCATCAATGCGCCAGCCAATGCCAAATCCGCATAGGTGCGCCGAAGCAGCAGCGCAGAATAACCCGGCACATCAACATACTGTAATGCCGCCATCAGCAGTGCGTCGCTTTTACCCCCGCCCGGCTGGCCACCAAAAAACGCTTCTTTGTTCGGAAGCAGCAAGAACGCTGACTGCTTCGGCGTCGGGCCGTGCGGAATGTAGCTATTCAGCCTCGGTGTCACCAACGTCGGATTTGATTGCACCAACGCTCGCAAGGATGTCAAAGATAGTTCCTGCTTGGTTTTCATCAATAGAATGCTTTACCGCACCACTATGCTCTATCTGCAACTTGTCTTTTTCGCCGTTTCTGCCTGTATAGTCCGTCAATAAGCCGTGATATTTGGCTAATGTATTGAGTGCTCCATCTGCTGGATACAATTCGATACTCAGCGTGGTGTCGTCTATCTCTTCGTCATCGCCTTTTGTGCGAATAATGCGCCGCTGTGTGATCTTCTTGATAAGGTGCAGATTGGCTTTTGCTTGTGGTGTAGTTAAATCAATACTGATACTGTCATCATCTTGGGTGAGAAATGAAGATACGCTCCCCCTTGCATGCTCGCCTAATCTCTTGATGACCTCTTCGGGAGACATTGCCGTCTCTGACAAGCGTCGGCTAATCGCATCCTTGATCTCAGGTTTTCTCAGGTTTTCCCATCCGATAGAACATGCTGTTTTTTCAGAATAGCCTGCATCAATCGCCGACCGTGTGGCGTTGAAGTTTTGCAAGTATAGTTCTACAAACTTCTGTTGCCTGCTATTCAGCGACATCGTCTCTACCCAAATATGTATTCAATGCCATTACCCACGATTCGCGGGTAACATCTTCATTTATCCGATATTTTATGATATGACCAGTTGAGTAACCACCACTAACACTACTGTGAGATATCCCCCTCGCCCTGAAAGTAAAGAGGATGTGAGCGAGATGCTCTATTAACTCATCCTCGCTATCGGCTTCGATGTTGATCTCTATTACATGCCTTCGTTCTGGGACGTTGCTGTTTATTGTCATCATCTCAATCCATGAATCGCTGTAGTCAGCTCAGCCAACCTGCGCTCAATATCCAAAATCACATCCATACCGACAGTTATCGTATTGGGCTTTTGCGGAGCAGTGGCTTTTGGTTGCCGTTGAAACACAACGTAAAAGGACTGATGCCCATCCGGGTCAGACGTAAAGTTCTGTGCAATATCGGACCCAATGGCATCCTTGACGCCGACCCACAACCGCTGGCCGCGGTAAAGTGGAATATTGGCGAGTGGTTCGGGTGACGACTTTTCGAGTGGAGCAAATGGCGGCTTTTCATTCGACTGCATACCATCCCAGCCGTATTCGATAGCCATCGCTGCTGTTGGTTGCAGCCTGCGCCCACCTTCGTCGATCAGGTCGATATAAACATTGTGGGCGCCCTGTTCCTCTTCATTGCTTAATGCGTGAACGAACACACATTTCCACGCATTGATAGCCGTCACCGAAAGCACATTACCACCGGTGATCGGCGTATTGTTTTGGCGTGCCAAGGGTGTCAGGTATTGAGATGTATTCAGATTCATAACCCTCCAATCCACGCCACAATATCGCCCAGGCTGACCCCGCCGACCGACGCCACAAGGAGCGCAAGCCCAACAATCACAGCGACAGCAACCAGCACTGCAACATACCCGTTGCGCTGATACACATCAGCGAGCCAACTAATCAATGTCTTCATCTCTATTACTCCCCGCCGCAACAAGCACAGCGAAAATCACAAGCGCACATACCAGGCTAAGAAATAAGCCGATCACAGCCAGTTTCAGGAAGAGCATAGTTCCCCCTACACATCTGACCTATCAACTGAATGGACAAAAATAGTCCGCACGCATTCGAGGCTACCCCAAAGCAACGCAACTAGCATCGCGAATCTCGCCAAAACAACCCAGTAGCGAAATCTTTCAATATCGAAAACAGGGTCCGATCCTGTAAGCAACGTCAGCAACAACAAAACAACAAACTCAGTGACAAAAAATGAGACATGCGCCAGCACCTGCCGCGTGCGCCGAATCATCAACCAATACAAAAACAGCAAAACTGCATTGAGAAACACCGCAGTCGTCAAGACTGGGTAAAGGAGCGACATTGCATCCTGTGTTGTCATTTACCCCCCGTTAGCGCCATAGAAGGCAAAGAAAAGCACGGCGGCGCTTAACACCACCAGAAGCGCCATGATTACAGTAAACATCTGACTGCTAATCGTTTTTGTGCTGGAAAAGGTAGCAGCAATAGCACGCCAAACGGGTAGATACTCCTCTACAATGCTCTCAATCCGCGTCAATCTCTGCGCAAATCCACGCCCACCATAAGGATCAAACAGACTCTTTTTGATATCAGCAATGTCTGTCGCCAGCGAGTCGCCGCGCTCGATTGCGCTATATTTCCCATCCAGATATCGGAAAACGCTTTCACCCGTGGATGCAACATCGAACGCCTCTTTGAAGCTATTCGACTTGCGCAGTTGGGCATAGAAGGTGACAGCGAAAGTAATCGCAATATCGTTATCGAGGCTGGTAATTGCATAGATGACATCGCAACTGCATTGACTGGCAATTCTCTCTGCCG